GTTAATTTTCCGAGCTGAAACTCAATATGATATCGTCCATTTTTTTGGAAGTTTACGGGCTGGTATACAATAAATGTAAACCGGTAACAATTTTTAATTAGAGAACGGGAGGATAAAATGAACGGCAAGAAATCAAAAAAAATAAGAAAGCTTATCTACGGAAACCATTCACACCAACAAAAAGAATACAAAAGAGATTTAAGGGGTGCTATTCGCAGTGTCGGCTTGCGGCACGATTACCAAGAAGCCAAAAAACTAACAAAAAAATATTAATAAATAAATAATTTGACAAGATTAAGAATGGTGTGTAATAAAAAGAATAGCAACGGGAGGCGCTTATGTTTTTTAAACCGAAGACAGGTATTAATGCAGGGAAAAGAAATTTTAAAGATATCCAGGACTATTTAAAGAAAAATCCCGAGGCTACAGGCATAAAAATCGCTGAAGTTTTAGGATTAACAAGGGTAACTGTTTATAAGCATTTAAAAAAATTACAAAAAAGCGAATAGGCCATGGATAACGGTTGGGTAAAGCTTTACAGAAAATCTTTAAAAAACCCCCTGTTTAAAAAGCCCTTAATGTGGCATTATTTTGAATATTGCTTATTAAAGGCCAATCATAAACCACAAAAAATAATCTGGAATAAACAAGAAATGATTATAGATAGAGGGTCTTTTATAACCGGCAGAAAACAAGCTGCCAAAGAGACCGGATTATCAGAGCGAAACGTAAGAACTGCCCTACTTACATTGTATAACTTGGGTATGGTCGTAAAATCGACCAGCAAATCGACCACCAAATTTACTTATTTAACAGTCTGTAATTATGATGAATACCAACAACAAGAAAATCAAACTGACCACCAAAGCGACCAGCAAGCGACCAGCAAGCGACCAGCAAGTGACCAGCAAGTGACCACAAACAAGAATGTAAAGAAGACTAATAAGAATGTTAAGAAGAAAGATATATATACCGACAACAAAATAAAAACGTTTGTCGATACATATATAAAATATATTTCTGAAACTTTTCAAAACAGAGCGCCCAAGAGTGCGCGCCTGGAACAAGATAGTTATAACGCTATAGAAAAATTAATCCGGATAGACAAATTTAAAGAAAAATATATCTTTGATGTTTTAGAATTTGCCAAGCTCGATGATTTTTGGCAGGACAAAGTTCTTTCCCTGGCAAACATAAGAAAAAAATCTAGCAAGACCGGATTAACTAAATTTCAGAACATAGCAACAGCGTACGAAAGAGGTTCCCAGACCACAGGAGATCCGATTTTAGATTCAAACTTGCAGTCAGCGGCAATATTTTTAAACAGACACAAAAACGGAAAGGATGATAGCGTATGGAGTTAACAGCAAAAGATGCAAAAGAATTCAGCAAGATCATGTTGGGAATGGCCGACAACTTCCGGGACAAGATATCGCCCGAAGGAATGAAAATGCGCTTTGAGATGCTCAAGAAATACACGCTTCAGCAGATCGAAATGGCTGCAAAAACACTTTTGATGACACGCAGATACACAAAAATGCCTACTGTTGCCGACTTTGTTGTTTTAATCAGCGGCAAAGAAGAAACGGTTGAAGACAGGGCTCAAGTAGAGGCAAATAATGTTATCGCACACTTGCAGCGATATGGATCTGACACGCCGTTGAAAACCACAGATCCTGTCACGGAACACCTGATGAAAACCCGCTGGCCTTACAGGGAGTGGGGTTCGCGTGTATTAACTAAAGAGTTCACATGGTTTGTTAAAGATTTTTGTAACGCATACACAGCATACTTTCGGCAGGCAGCTTTACGGCTACCAGAAATTGAAGCACCAGACCAGCTTAAACAACTATCAGAGAATATATTCAAATCAATATGAAAAAAAATGTAAAACAACGGATAAAGGGCCAATGCTTGATTTGCGGCAAAGGAACCGACCGGAACCTGAACGGCTGTTTTAAACCGTTCTGTGAGGCCTGTTTAATCGAATTTCAAGATCCTAAAGATAAATATCGCATGATAGTCACGTGTCCGCACTGCAAAGCCACAAGATCATTAGCGGTCATATCGCACTACAACTACTGGCGTGCTGTTCGCAGAGGGCAACAACCTATGTGTCAGCTATGCCCGAATCGCACAAGGAATAGACCGAAAAAATTTATTTGTCGGGAGTGTGGGAACCCGACACAAAGCTATCTATTGTTTTGTACTAAATGTTTTTTTAAAAACAGACATCCGGACGATCAACACGAAAACATCAAAAAAGAACAGGCACGGTATGTATATCAATGCGAAAATCCAAATTGTGAAAATACTGAAAGAGTTTTAACCCACAAGGGATTATCAAAAATTTTAGTACGTAAAAGGGATAATCCTGATTACGTATATTTTTGTAAACCTTGCTCTTACATCCGGCGCAAACAGCGTAACCAAGCCAAGAGCAAAACAGAAATTATCTACATGAACGGATGCAAGCTTACAAAGCGCCGAACCGGTTATGCCAGAGATGAAGCTTGCACATGGTGCGAGCATGCGTCAGAATGTCTCAAAGAAATTAGTCTTTTTTTTTGGCCTGCATTTAGTCGAGAAAAGATAAAAGACACAGATCGTAATGAACAAAAGCCGGTCGATTTCAAAAGCTCTGCTATGTAGACACGACTTTTGAGAGGGGCAATATGAATTTGTATGCGTCAAATTGAGATCGTTCGATGATGAGCGTTTCGGGGCGTTTTGTAAAAAACAAGGGGGCAATTTATGACGGACATTTATTTGGTGTCAATAATACAAGATTTGTTAGCTGCATCAGGGTATGTTACGTCCTCAATATCAACGGACGAAGATGGTTATAGTCATACAATAAAATTTCAACATTCAAGTAACAAAGGTATTGTTTACACTGCTGGTGGCAGGGTTATAATGATTGAAGCAGAACAGGGCGAAGCTTTTTAGCTAAAAACACACAGGGGGTGGAAATATGACAATATTTGAAAGGGCATTTGATTGTGGGATTGGGTCTTGTCGAGCAACGTGTAAATGTGGTCGTGTATTTTATAATCTTAGTGGTGATTGGGATTGGGCAGATGGGGAAGAAAAAGAGCTGGAAGCCAACATGAATGCCACGCCCTTAGATTATACTGTTGGATATGTTTGGTTTGAAAATATAGAATATGTAGCGGCTTGCGATTGCTGGCAGCAACGAGCAAAGGAAATTATGAATTTTATTGATAATCATGCTTACCAAATAGCAAAATACTTAACATTGGAAAAAAAACGAAAAACTGAAGAGGCAGAACGTGCGCCGGTTGTGGAGTAAAAAGCCTAACAAATCAGCCAAAACGTTATGGCGGAGGATTAAAAATGGACAGAGAAACAAAAGCAGAATTAATTGCGATATCAGCCAAGTGGGAGGCTGTTTGCAACATTTTAGAGGGTAAAGAAGTTGCGGATTTTCTGCTGTCGTTCCCCGAGGTACGGCAGGTTGCTGATTTGTATATCGACTCCCGACCAGCCGTTGAAGACCAACGGCGGTGCCTTTGCCCCGGTGGAGTTGGTATCTGTGGTTTTGGCAATAATTACACAAAAATATGTAATCATTCCAATAGGTGAGTATAACGTTAAGGGGTATACAATGAAAATTCAGATTGACGGGTTCGATTTTGACATAACGTATGTGCCGGAAGAGCAACCGCACACAGACGAATACGACAGGTGGGAAACGCCTTTCGTGCCCGCAGAAATAGAGATTGACGGCATAGAAATTGTGGACGAAGTGGACGCTATATGCGCCGTTAAAGATCTGTTTATGGATAAGATTATGGGGAAGTTGAATGAATTGAGAAGGGCTTAATAATGAAATTAAAAAATAAAAAGTTAGAAAATGAAATGAAATGCACGGTATCAATTAGCCAAAAAAAACTCAAAAAACATACCGGAAGAACGATGACACAAGAAGAGTTTGCAGAGTTTTGTTCTGATGCAATCACTTCCAAGCTGTGGGAGCAACAAATAATAAAAGAAGGGAGTAAATAGATTATGCCGTGTCCAATATGCGGATCTGAAAAAGCAACAGAGGTAATAAAAACCAACGGGATATTTGGCCCCGGAGGAACCACGTGGGTTGAGTTTTATATTTGTCAGGGATGTACGGTAATGTTTAAGGCTAAAGAAAAGTTTTTTAATGTTGATCGGGATGAAGTTGTGCTAAAAACACATAACCAGGAGACGACTTGAACTCCATAATAACACAGGTTGAGCTTTCCCGGCTGGCCGGTACAACAAGACAGGCAGTCAGTAAGGCCATTGGCGCAGGTCATATCAAGGTAAACCGTAAGCGCCGGGTTGTTTTTGACCATGATTTAACTCAATTGTGGTATCAAAAGCAGGTGGCAAAGAACACCGAAGCGCCTGCACAGGGCATGGCACAACCGAAAACGTCAGAATCAGAGCCTGCGGTCAGTCTTATAAGCCTTCAGCGTGAGAAATTAGAACAGGAAATAGGAAAGATCACGGCAGATAAACGCCTTAAACAGTTGCAATTGGCGCAGAAACGTGATGTTTTAATCGAAAAAGACGCGGTTGCGGGGGTATTGTTTCAGTATATTGACGCTCTAAATATAGCTATGTTAGACATGCCGGAAATGGTGGTTGATGTTGTGATTGATAAGATCAGCGCCGGGGCTAACCGGGGGGAAATTATCAAGATTATGCGTGACTCGATCAGGAAATCGATTGTATCAACAAAAAAACAAATTAAGGGGAGGTTGAAATGAGATTGAAAATTGAATACGACAAAGATACTGGCGCTAAAATAATCGACGTTGAATTTGAAAAAGATACTACGCTTTCGGTTCAATTGGGAACCGGCCATATCGGTATTGTTTCGTGTGATACTAAAACAAAAAACATTACAGATCCACTCAAAGAAAAAGATAAAACATAAATAATCAACGAGGTGATCAAATGACAAAGAAACCACGTGCGACAATCGGAGACGTTCCTGTCTGGTGTGCTCACGATGCAATCGTTGAGTGTTCCGAACTAAAGCCGAATCTTAAAAACCCGAATACACACCCTAAAAAGCAAATTGCACTCTTAGGCAAGATCATCACTGAACAGGGCTGGCGCATGCCGATAACAGTTTCAAAGAGATCTGGTCTTATAGTCAAGGGTCATGGTCGGCTTGAAGCGGCAATTAAGGCGGGAATCCAAAAGGCTCCGGTTGATTATCAGGATTATGAGAGCGAAGCAGTGGAGCATGCAGATATGGTTGCGGATACTCGCCTTGCAGAACTGGCCGTGATTGACGATGATAAACTGTCGGGGCTTTTGGTCGAGCTGAATGATTTTGAAATTGACATGGACTTGACAGGGTTTGACGTTGACGACCTAAACGACTTCCGTGGTCTGGTTGACGCGCCCACAAACATACCCGACCTGGTGCCCGATAAAGATCCTAACATATTGGTTCGGTTATCATTCCATCCTGGTCTTTATTTGGGCAAACGTGAAGAGATCAGGGACATACTGGATAAAATGGCGGCAACATACAAGTGTATCATCAAGGTGGAAGAATGAAAATCGGTTATTTGACATTTGGTCGTGATGATTTTGGATATGGGCTTGCATTGTGCGCAGACAAGCTAAAAGGTCATGATTTTTACAGGGTTACACCTAAAACCGCGAAATATGTTGATGTTCTTTTGTTTTCCTGCTTTTGGTGGGAGCATATTTATTTATTGGCCGATTTTTTAAGGCGCGCCGGGATTAAGCAGGGTGAGGGGCCGCGCGTAATAGTCGGTGGGTTTAACACATTTAATCCTATACCCTTCCAAGCATATGCTGATGCGGTTGTTTGCGGGGATGGTGAAGATATTATAACAGCCGTGGCAGAGGGTAAGGATCCGGGATTGATTTGGAGAAACGCTGCTCCATTGGCTGCTTTTAGTTGTGTTACAAACAATGTAACCCGACTTGAGGTGGCACGGGGGTGCAGATATAAGTGCCGGTTTTGTGCAGTTTCAAGCCTGAAGCCTTATCGTGAGGTTGATATCTCCGAAATAGAACCACTCATAAAACACGCAGCAACCAAAAAGATAAGCGCCTTTTCGCCAGAGCCAACATTACACTCACGAAATGCAGAGATAACGGAACTGTGCCACAGGTACGGAAAAACACGACTTGATACAGACGTCAGGCTTGATCGTATTGCAAAGCGGCATAATGATGGTGGCCTTTTACGGTGCGGGATCGAAGGTGTTAGCGAACGGCTGCGCAAATCTGTAAACAAGGGGTATTCAAACGATTTTATTTATGAATCGGTTAAAAAGGCCATAATAAACAAAAGACCTGGAATGTTATTTTATATAATTCTGGACTTGCCCGGTGAATGTGCCGAAGACTTTGAAGAATTTAAAACATTATTACATCGTTTTGAAGATATCAAGGGGTGTGAGGACTTTCTTTTAATACCGTCTCCGTCCGTTTTTATGCCTAATCCGCACACGCAAATGGAATATGACGCTATACACTGGGAGCGTGACTATGGAACACTGTGGCGGCATTTGTTTCGTGAACATATCGGAATCGGTGAAAGGCCATGGAAGTATATGATGGCTGAACGTGCAAGGGTGTTCGGGCCGACCGCTCGTGTTTTGTCGATGTTGTCCACCAGGGCAGGTGACGAATTTTTTGAAATTGAGCGCGAATTGTCGCAAAAGAAAATAATATCTATATCCGGGGGGCGCGTTAGGTGTAGTTCCAAAAGGGGGCTTATCGGTGTTCTTGAACGATTCGGCGGGGTGGAAAAATACACAGGGCACCGAGATAAAGCTTCAGCGCCCTGGAATGCTTTGCGGTTTAAGCCGCTTTCTTCACAGGCTTCGGCGGTTTCAGTGCCTGAAACCTTACGTGAAGATCGCTGTCAAGATGTTTAAAAAAATTTGCTATCCACTGGTTTTTATGGAGCGCGAGTTTGTATTTTGGCATAACCTTTTTAACCCGTTCAAGAGATGTTTTCGGGTTTTTGTTTACAAACTCGGCAGCCTCTTTTGCTTTTTTCATATAATACCTCCTTTGATGGTTGATGTTGATGCAATATAGCATCTTGGGTGCATTGACGTCAACCATGGTTATGGGCGATATTACACGATTACAGGCGATTAGGCGTATTTATATAACCAAAACAACTTTGTTCGTATATATGCTAAGTTTATATTGAAAATGATAAATCTATTAAAACCATCAAAGGTGTTTAAAATGTCAGCAAACAACAAAAAAACCTTCAATCTATCATTCCATGGAAGCCGCGACCTCAACGATGAACGTGTAAGAATTGTTATTTTAGAAGAAATAAAGAACCATAATCCCACAACAATCGTGACGCATGCAGAGCCGGGCGGTGTTTGTGGGCTGGTGCGCAAAATTTGCAAAGAAATGGCCATACCGTTAAAGTTGCATTTTTTAAATTTTAAATATTTGAGGGGGGCGTTTGAACACCGCAGCAAAGATGTTTTGATGGATAGTGACCACAGCATTTTTATACACGACGGAGAGAGCAAGGGCACATCTAATGAGTTGAAGTTGTCTAAAAAAATGAAAGTTCCATATACGTATCACCAGCTTAAACCGGCGCTATATGACGTAAGCGTTGGTTTTGATATAGAGACGGACTGGGACAAATTAAATCTTGGTGACGTTGCAGTTTAAATATGATAAATCTATTACATAAAACCATAAAAGACCTGCAAGGCTCTATCAAAAGCGCACCCGCTTCCGATGCCGTTAAGATATCGTCAATCCTAAAGGCGATAAAAAACAAAACCCCGCATTTGATCTTAAAAGAGGTTGAATCAGCCGGACACCTTCACAATTTCCTTGAAAATAAAAAGCTCTGTGAGCAAAAACCGGTTGAAGATATAAAAAAGTTTCTATCAGTCGGCATTGACAATAGACCAGCGATTGACATTATAATTCACCTGCATTTTTTGATGCTGATTGCCTCAGGGAAGAAAGATCCTGTCAAATGGCCTGCCGAGATTCCAGGCAAGCTAATTGTGGTGCGCCTGCCCGAAAAAGACTACAAAAAAGACGAAGTTCAATGGCTAATTGAGCAAATAGATGCACTCACCGACGAACGCTTGACCTTAAAAGTCTCAGACGTTGCCGCAAAAAGGCGTATTTTACCGAAAGGAACACCGTTTCCGGGCCCATGGAATAACGAAAAAACGCCTTATCTTGTGGAATTTATGGATGATATTAGTGAATCGAGTCCGATCGAGGTTTCCGTTTGCATGAAAGGGCACCAGCTTGGATTCACTGCGGGCATTGAAAATGCAATAATTTATATTATTGACAACGCACCAGGGCCTATACTCTATACAACCGCTACAGATCCGCTTGGGAAAGAGTGGAGTGAAAACCGGTTTGACCCCATGATCGAACAAGCCGGGATGCAAAACTTTATTTTTTCACAATCCACAAAGCGTGGCAGCAAAAAAACCGGTGATAAAACGCTTCTCAAGGAGTTCCCAGGCGGCCGTATCAAGATAGCCGGTTACGGAAGCACGGCCGCTTTCAGGTCTTCATCTTATAGATATTTTTTTGGTGATGAAATAGACGAAGCAAGCCTTGACCTTAAAAAGCAAGGAAATGCTCTGGAACAGGCTGAAGGCCGAACGTCTGCTTACAAGGCGAAGCGCAAAATCATTCTTTTCAGCACTCCGATTGAACTTGACCTGTCAAACGTGTATCATGCCTACCTCATAGGCGACCAGCGCAAATATTATGTGCCGTGCCCATATTGCGGATTTATGCAGGAGCTTGAATTTAAGCACTTGAAATATGAGAGGAACCGAGATGGATTGCTTGCCCTGGATTCTGTAAGATATGGTTGCCATAATTGCAGAAAGGGCTTTTTTAACTATCACAAGGCAGAACAATATTCATCAGGGCTTTGCGAATGGCGGCCAACTGCAAAAGCTAAACGTGCAAATTATAGATCACGGCATATGAGTTGCCTATATTCACCACCGGGCATGATAACCTGGGCGGATGTTATACAGAAACATATTGATGCGATTGAAAGTAATGATCCAGGCAAGCTGAAGGCGTTTGAAACCCTTTACCTCGGCTGGCCGTATCAGGAAAAAGGCGAAGCACCAGAACTTCATAAAGTTATATCGCATAGATCCAACTATCAGTCAAAAACCGTGCCGGATGGAGTTCTTTTTTTAACATTGGGGGCGGATGTCCAAGGTGATAGATTGGAACTTGAGATTTGTGGTCATGGCAGAAAATACAAAACATGGTCAATTGATTACGTGGTTATTCCAGGAGATACCAAAACCGTTACAAAAGGTGCTTGGCCTAATTTTCGTGAAATGTTCCTTGACGGCGCTTTTGTTTATGAAAACGAAAATGGTAAAATAGCACCATCCATGGCCTTTGTAGATAGCAATTACAGGACAGATACGGTTGTGGATTTTTGTGAAACGATGCCGGGAATATTTCCAACGGTAGGACAAGACAAATTTGCTAATCCACAACAACGCTTTAGAATAAACGAATTGCCAGGTTCCAATTTAATGAGCGTTAGAATAGCTGTTAATTATTTTAAAGATATGGTTTATAGTAGCCTGAGAACGATGCAAGATATAGGGACAGAAACACCGCCGAATTATCCAGAATTTCCATATAATTATGATGATAAATATTTTAAAATGTTAAATGCAGAATATAAGCGAGGAAAAAGAATAGGTAACCGCATAGACTATAGTTATTACTGTCCACACGGTAAACGAAACGAGGCCTTAGATTGTCGTGTTTTAAATCTTGCCGCACGAGAGGTTTTATATTATTTAACAATGACAAATATTCTTGCGGAATCAGTCGAAGCATACGAACAAACAATGAGACGCAAAATATTTGTATCAGAAAAGACAGAATTTTTTTATGCCCACATGCAAGCTACAGCGTTTTTAAAGCTTGACAATATTTTAAAAAAATAGTATCTACACGGGAACGGATAGGGAGATATCCCGAAAAGACGGCCACTCACCGTCCTGCCGTTCCCTTCTAATGAGCTAACGATGGAGATTGTTATGAAAAAACTTACGCAGAAAAGACTCAAAGAATTATTACATTATGATCCGGAAACTGGTGTTTTTACATGGGTAAAAACTGTTAACAGAGAAGTTAAGCGCGGCGATGTCGCAGGCTATATTAATAAAGAACTTGGATATAGATTAATTGGCATTTGTGGAAAATGTTATTATGCTTCAAGATTGGCATGGCTCTATATGGAAGGCTATTTCCCTGAGAACGTAGCTGATCACCGGGACAGAGTCCGTGATAATGACCGATGGGACAACTTAAGACATATATCGCGTCAATGCAATTCTCGAAATTGTAAACTGTCAATTAAAAATAAATCGGGCATAACGGGTGTTAGTTGGTCTAAAAGATATCAAAAATGGACAGCAAACGTAACAATTTTATATAAAAGCATTAATTTAGGCGCATTTAATTCAAAACTTGATGCAGCAAAAGCCCGCTGGAATGCCGAAAAAAAGCATAATTTTCCTAACTGCAATTCAAAATCAACAGCTTATCTATATCTAAAAAGCCATAACGCTTTAGTTTAACACATCAAAATCCAGCACATGGAGAATATAGGAGTTTTTAAATCTTGACCAACCCCACTAAATTACCCCTGATTATCCTAAAATATAGCCCCTAACCTATCAAAATCATCAATTTTCGCACAATTTCTTTCTTTTTTGCAAAAAAAACACTTGACAAGCGTTCTTGCCTGTGCAAATGAAATATTTACACATAAGACATGGGGGTGCAGGTTGGGTTATTTATTTGACACGCTGGCCGAATATGAGACGGAAATAACATTTGTTCGCGAACAAATACAAAATGCCATCAAGGCCACGGATTTTTCGCTCGACACTAATCAGTCACGGCAACGTGTAATAATGAGTTTGAAAGAAATTAGGTTATATTTAACACAATTAACAACGGAGAAGCAGGCATTTATCCAGGACAGCCTTGGCGCTAGAGTTACGGGCCTGACATACCGGAGATTTTAAATTGAACTTTTCGCTATCAAAAATAAAATCTTGGTTCAAACCTTCCAGCGCTGAAATAGTCCCAACCTCTCAAGAATTATTGCAAACCTATCATGATGCAATCGCTCAACAAATAGGAACCGGATACAGTGCCAGATCCAATTTAGGCGGCGGAGAGAAGTTTTCAGGCGGCATGAATTATCAAACCGCCTACGGCTCCGGCGCTTACGCTATGCGTCAACGGTCAATCCGGGCTTATTGGGACAGCATGCAGGCGCGCGGCATAATTAACCGTTTGGTGGATACGGTCATAAACACCGGTCTTTCGCTCGAATCAACCCCGGTCTCATCCATTCTTGGATTATCTCAAGACGAGCGCAAAGAAATTTCCAACAAAATAGAGGCCCGCTTTAATCTCTGGGGCAATTCAAAGGATTGCGACCTGTCAAGAGAGAACACTCTTGGGCAGATTGAACGCATCTTATATAGAAATCAGCTTGTAAAGGGTGATTATTTTGCAGCACTTCCATTCTCGGATGATCCAAATTTAACAAATCCGTTGCAAGTCAAAATCATCAAACCTGAACTGGTATCAACCCCTTTTGATGCTGCTACCAGACACGCAATAATGAACCGGGGCAATTATGTTGTTGACGGGGTTGAGTTTAACCACAACGATGAGGAAGTTGCGATTCACGTCAAGACTCGTAAGCTGGGAGCGGCCGGGGCGTATTTTGATATTAATTCGGCGACTTCCATATACGGCAGTGGATATGATATGCTGCCCGGGAATTACGAATGGGTAAGATTTCCGAAGTATGGCCCGGTTTCGGGACGTGTTATTTTAATCCATGGCAAGGTTCAGGAATTCGGAACTGAACCGCGCGGTATTCCGGCACTTGCGCATGTTGCTCATGAGCTGGAAAAAATAACCGATTATTCCCTGCTTGAATTAATGGCGGCGGTTGCAAACGCAACTATCGCGGCAGTGGTCGAGCCTGGAGAAAATGCACCGGCTACAAACCCGTTTCCGTCAAATTCTTTTGTGCCGCCAAGCTTGATACAAACAGCAGATGAATTAACCTTAGCATCAGAATCTTCAACGGATCCGGGATATACAAACCTCGGCAAAAACGTACTGCAAAATACTGGCGGTCTTTTGGTCAGCTCACTTAATGCGGGCGAAAAACTTGCAAGTCACGACACAAAAAGACCGAACGTCAATTTCGGGGAATTTGTGGACAGCGTTACAAAATATCTTGCGTCTTCATTGTCTATGCCCATTGAAGTGTTAAGCATGACCTTTGGGAATAATTTCAGTGCCTCCAGGGCGTCACTAAAGCTTTATTGGCAGTCGGTTTTTGTCAAGCGGGATGATTTTATAGCTGATTTTAAAACACCCGTTTTTAATTCGTGGCTTTTGGGCGAAGTCGGTACCGGCAATTTGATTCTGAAGGGTTATGAGGATCCGCAATTAAGAGCCGCCTGGCAGTCCGCACAGTGGATAGGTATTCCAAGCCCATCTATTGACCCAGGAAAAGAAGAAAAGGCGGCCAAAATCAGGGTGGCGGAAGGGTTCACCACGAGAGAACAAGAGGCCCAGCGGCGGCATGGGGGCAGTTTTGACTCTAATGTTGACAGGCTTACTTCTGAAAACAAACGACTTGCAGCGGCTAATGAACCGTTAGTTGAACAAAAAGAGAATAATGCGCAACAAGCGGCTTAGTTGTTATATCAATGTAACAACTTAAAATACTGTAATTATTATTAAACAAAAATGTAGGTCTCTTTTTGGGCCAGTGTTGTTGTATTGATATAACAACCTAACAACTTAAAATTACAGAAAGGTTTAGCATAATGGCACTTACATCATACAGTATATTGTCAACGGTTTGGACTAAGATCACGGCGGCTGGTGAATCCGGCACATGCTGGAAGAAAACCGGCGGTGTTATTGTGGTGAGTCACACCGACCAGGAAACGGCGGCTACGCTGCCCCTTGCAAACACAAATGTAACGCTGGCAAAATCAAAAAGGGTTCCTCTTGACAATGACAACAACGATGTCATGAGCTTGCCCGCAGACAATAGTGACGATATTTTCTATGCGCTCGCACTCAATAGCGATGCGTCAAACAATTTAGCAGTAGATGTTATTTAGGGGGCCGGTAATGCCAAGCGGAATAGGCGGTGGTTTAGACCAAAGAATATTGTCAGAAGTTAAAGAGGTTGAGCATCATTTACACAACTATGAGAGGTGGTTCGGAGCAGCGGCTGTGCCGAGCGGAGAGGTCCATGTGGCAGATTCAATCCTGACAGTTAAGGTGCCATTTGTGATTGATGCCGGTAATGATACTTGGGGCGCATGGGTTCAGATTTTAGGCTCAAGCGATACCCCGGCTATTGCAGGCAACGCTAAGTTTGATTTGCACAGATTGAATTTCACTGACTTTGAAACCAACAACTCTGTCCATGGCGTGCAGGTTGCAATCGGCGCGAGTGGCGCAGCGGCTTTGTCGGCCGGTACATATTCAGAATTTATCTTGAGAACAGGCGGCGGAAATACGTTTATTGGCCCGATTGACCTTATCGACAAGCGCTCGGATGTCGGTGCTAAAATGTGGGCTCGTAACTGGTGCCATGGTGTAGATACAAGTACGCTGTCATTTTTCTTGGGCTTGCATGAATATCTTGAGTAGTAAACCGAAACAGAGAGGACGATATGCCATATATTATTACACTTGAGGGCGAAATAGGATGGGATGTCAACGTCGAAGACATTAGAGAACAGCTTGCGGAGGCAAACGGCAAGGATATTGTTGTGGACATTGCGAGTCCTGGTGGTTACATCTCCGAAGGATTGAAAATTTACAATGCACTTAAAAATTACAAGGGCAATGTAGATACGAACTTGACTGGCGCAGTTGCGTCTATGGCTTCCTATATAGCGATGGTTGGCAACAAAAGAACCGCCGAAAGAAACGCAATTTTCATGATCCACAATTCCAGCGGCCTTGCTATTGGTGACCATATAACCATGTTTAAATATGGAAACCATTTGAATGCGCTTACAAATATTATAGCGAAGGAATTTACCGACAAGACAGATTTTTCTCTCGAAGAAATCCGAACAGCTATGAATCGTGTAGCGTTTTATTATGGCGACGAAATCAAAGAAGCCGGATTTGTTCATGAGATGATAGGCGATGCAGAGCCGGAAGATCGGGCAGAAGCCGTGGCCCTAGCTGAATTAATGTTTAATGAATGCCAGGAAAAAATCAATAAACCCGAAAGCATTAAAAAAGACATGGCCGCACTGGCTACCATGCTGGCTGATGAGCCGATTGAAAAGCTTAAAGCCAAAAAGACAACGGCTGAAACGGCCTTAAAAGAAATAAAACCTAAACAAAAACAGGAGGTAACAGTTATGACTTTGCAAGAAATCAAAGAGAAATTTGTCGATGTTTACAACCAAATTATAGCGCTCGGAAAGGCAGACGGCTTGACCGAAGGCGTTGACAAGGAGCGGGCAAGGGTAAAGATGCTTGTTGAGATGAGAGCGAAATTTCCGAAAGCTCACTCTCAGAACGTGATTGACGAAGCAATTGCCGAAGGCACGAACCTTGACCAGCTCTTGCTTAATCTCATGTCTGCTGACCAGGCCGCGGCAGAAGTTGAAAAGGCCAAAGCAGATGAAGCAGATCCGCCCGGAAATGGCGCAGAGGAAGCGCCGGAAATGGTTGACGGTGTCATGACGCACCCTGATCACCTGGACGCTGTTGGCGCTCAAGTTGCGGCTATGCCAGGCGTAATGTAGATAAATAGTTTAAAAAGTGGAAGTAGATAAATAATTTAAAAAGCGGAGGTAGATAAATGGCTTATCAGATAAGAGCAAACAACGATAACGAACCTTTTGTGCTGGACGATACTGCGGAGGTGCTGGACGGGATTACGCTTGCGGCCAGCCAGGGAGATCTTACAATCGGCGCAGTACTTGGCGAAGTGACCGCAACACCAGGAACGTACAAGCTTTGCGATGCTTTGGCAACAGACGGCAGTGAGATTCCAAAACTGATACTTGCAATCGCAGATGTTGACAGTTCAGGAACCACTACCACCAACCTGTCGGCGTATTCGGGCGGCCTGTTCGATGAGAATCAATTGGTTTTCGGCGGAAGTACCGACATTGACACGCGCTTAAACTTGGAGTTGATGCCCAATGCGGCCGACCGTACATTCAACAGCGACGGTGGCACAGAAACTATTAACTGGGCCAATGTCGATGTTAATGCCTATGACGAAGAGGGCGACTTAACCCTCACGGCAAGTGCGGCGGATCAATATTGCACGTTGCCGGTTCTAAGCGCTCCGACAGAAGTGGGCAAAACCTACAAACTGCTTTGTGATGTAGCAAACATCGTGGAAAGCTGGACGGTAAAGGATTTTACGGGTGTGCAAACTCTCGGCACTATCATCGCAAACGCTACCCAGGGAGCTATAACCTGGCTGGCAGAGACAACCGGCGGAATCAGAATCGTTGCTGTCAGCGATGGCAGTTCCGGTGATTTTGACAATTTCAAGCTTTCGAGATCCGGCGACCTTTCAGACCTGACCATGGGCGACGCATTGAGAATGTTGAATATCAGAACCGCGCCGGGTATAAGCGTTTCCAGATATCAAAATCCCGCATTATAATTGCGGCTAAATCTTAAAATGGAGGTAAAAAATGGCTATCCAGGCTATACAAAACTACACACGGCTAATGGCCCGCGTGTTCACCGACCTTGAAACGATTCCTGTTTTCACTTTTTTCCAGAATCTTTTTACATCGGGTCAAACAATTATCGAGGTTGATGCAAATGCGATTGATATCGATATTCAGCGCGGGAACAAAAAGCTGGCAGTCTATATCCCAAGGGGAACTGACGCGAAAAATCTTGGCCCCAACAAGAAGCAGGGGCTTATCGAAAAGTTCACATCGGATACAAAGCTGTTTCCTCTTATTGAGGAAGAAACGCCTATCACATCCGACATGATTACGAAGCGCATGCCGGGTGAACCGGTCTATGCTCCATTGTCAAGGACTGCCAAACAAACAGCCCTGGCAATGAAAGCACACCGGGAACATATGAACCGAATCATTCGCAAGATGGAATATTCAGCGGCCGAGTCAATCCGGACGGGATTCCAGACCATTCATGGCGGCCTGTCATATGACTTCTATCGTTTAGCTACGCATAACGCAACAGCCTCAACGGTGTGGAGTGATTCGGCAAATGCTGTTCCAGTTGCTGATCTTGCCGGAGCCGGGGATCTTATTTTCAGAGATGGAAACAGGCGCCCGACTGATATTATTTTCAGCGGTCAGTCCTGGACGGAATTTCTTGCAACTACCGAGATCACAACTCTTGCGGGTAGCAGGCGTATTGTCCACTTTGTGGCCGACATGCAGCAGGATGCACCCGGCGGCTATGATGATTGGGTAAGGGCAGGTGCTATTTATCAGGGTCAAGTCAAGGCGGGCGACTGGAAGTTCAATATGTGGACATATCCTGCAATATATGAGACCGATGCAGACGTTCAGACACAGTATTTGCCGGACGAAGAGGTCTTGATGGTAGCCAAGGGCGCACGCTATGACCGTTATTTTGGCCCGCAGGATCGGCTTGAGGTTGATGACTCGATATTTCAGCGCATGTTTGGTATTGGTGATATTTCAGGCATGTCTCCGAATGTTGTTGAGTCCGGAATTTTCAACTCTGCAATGTTCCACGTCGATGCTTATGGCGGGGCAAACAAAAAGTCGTTTACTGTTAGGACTCAGGTGGCGCCGATTTTTCCGACAACCGAAATTGACACGATTGTCAAGCTGGCAACGTAAGGAGGTTTTTATGATTTGGAATTCAAAAACCACTACGTATTACAGTAAGGGGCGCAAGGCTTACGGCATTGGCGATGAACTTCCCGCAGATATTATTGAGCAAATGGGGGAAGAAACCTTTGTTAACTATGTCGAAAAGGGATGGATTGTTGATGAAACGGCAGTACCGGAAACGATAGAACCGGAAGCTTTGGACACGCCTGAAACGGATGTCAAGTCCGAAAGAGACGTGCTGTTTGACAAGGCAACAGAGTTGGGGCTTAAGCCTAATTACAGGATCGGTATTAAGAAACTGGAAGCCCTGATAGAAGATTATGAGGCGGAGAATGAGCCTGATTCTTAGAAATGAGGAATTCCTTGAACGCTCCCTTGAAGATACGGCAGCGTTCGGATGGTCATTTACGCTCACAAATCCGATTGGTGAATCTCAGGTTGTCACAGGCCAGGCGCGTCACATCAACATGTTGATTGACATGGATACCGGGGCAGACGTTCAGCAGGAACAGGCGTCCGTAGTTGTGCGGCTTTCCACCATGACAATCGGAGAGCCTCAAAAAGATTGGCTGGTCACGGTAACAGACACCGTTGGCAATTCGTATGATTGTTATGTTACCGAAGCCATGCCAGATAGAACTTTCGGAATCGTTGTTTTAAAACTTGGACTTTTGGAAACCTAATGCCACTGCCTTTAATTTCAACAAACATGTACTTTGACACAGTCTTAAAAGCTGTTGAAACAACATTAAAGGCCGAATCAGCGAATCAGGTAGTAAAAGGCGGTGCCGGATGGCGAACCGTCAGAGAACGCTTTGATCCCTGGACGGTAACCGTTGACAAGTTCAACCCCGGCGTTGCAAACGTAGTTTGGTCAAGCTCGAACTTCCCTGAAAGCGAAGGCAATAGCTTTGATCAATCAAGCGTGTCATCTTTCGACATTGATTGCTACGCTTCGCAAAGAGGTCTCGAA